ATGGTAGATCAAGCGCTCGGCACGATTGGGCATTGGATTGCTTGGTTGCTGGCTTTTGTGTTTGGGCTGTTCGCGGTGGTTGAGGATGCCGTGCGGCGGCTGATGGATCAGTTGCACATTGCCGCTGGCATGCAGACGGTGATTTTGGTGTTGCTGACGGTGGCGCTGATCATTCTGGCGATCCGCGTGTTCGGCGGGATTTTCCGAATCTTGCTGATGGCGTTTCTGGTGCTGTTGCTGATCCACGTGGTGCTGCACCAGGGGCGCATTTAGGGCAGCACGTCCACGGCGAGCGGGGGAAGCGTGCGGGTGCTGGGCGCGGCTCCTGGCGGGGTGAGTAATAAATAGCGTTGCAGCTGGTAGTGGCCGGGCGGCGTATCGGCTGGCAGCACGATATCCCAACTGGCGCTGCCGCAGCCCCGCGCATCGGCCGGCACGTCGCGCTCGCGGTAGAGCAGCACCCGGTTGTCGGCCAGGTTGACCAGGCGCGCTTGCAGCAGCATGGCGGTTTGCGGGGTCACGCAGAAGCTGCCGGCCCAGCCGAACGCCTCGCCGCGGTGAAATGCACGCACCGGCGGGCCGAGTTGCAGCGCGCCATCCGAGCCGAGGCTGGCGCGATAGGGTCCGTCGCTCATGTCGGGGTCCGCGGGGGCCAATCGTTGTTGCAGCGTGAGGCAGGTGGCGACGACGCCGAGAGCGATCATGGCCGCGGCGCCGGCGCGGCGGCGGTTGCGCTCGGTCTGACGCGGCGGAGCTGCCGGACGGATCAGTTGAGGTGCGGCCAACGGCCGGTCGCGATCGTGAACAAGCCGAGGCCGACCAGCCACAACAGGCCGCGGGTGAGCAAGGACGTCCACCATGTAAGTGTTTCTCGTGATGCGAATTGATCGGAGGCTTTTTCAAACGCGGCGACGATCGCGTTGCCGAGTTTCTCGGCCAGCGCGTCCATGCCGTCGTCGAGCTTGTCGAGGCGGGTGTTCAGCTCGGTGATGGCGCGATCGTTGGATTGGCGCAGATCGCGCAGGATGTCGTCGCGCGCCTCGGCACGCGCTTCCACGCGGGCCAGGCGGGTTTCGATGGTTTCGGGCACGGTTCAGCAATCCGTCGCGCCGGCGAAAATGGCGGGGCCGATGGGCGCCGCGGCGGGCAGCAAGGGTTCGGCGGCGGCGGCGGCGCGGGCTTTGAGCGCGGTATAAAGGGCCGCGGTGGTGGCTTCGTGCAGATCGCCGTTCAGATCGCAGGCATGCAGGATCAGTGACAATCCGCTGGCGGGCGTGCGGCCCTGCTGGCGGGCGCATTGGTCGCGCCAGCCGTGCAGCCAGAGGGTGGCCAGGCCTTGCAAATGATCCAGATGGATCTGGGTGATGCGCCAGTAGCTTGCCGCAACGCCGACGCCGTGCAGATCGAGCGCGAGTTCGAGAGCCATGGAAATTCCTTTGTCTGGAGCAAGAGCGGGCGCGCTACATCACCTCGACCGAAACGACACGGGCGACCCATTTGATGGTGGTGCTGGCGGCGTAGCCGGAATTGATGGTCAAACCGCCATTGGTGGTGTCGGCGGCGAGCGTGGGCGCGGTCCAGCCGCTGACCGTGCCGGTGCTGCCGCCGGCGGTCAGCGTGGTGGACGACAGCGACGTGGCCGAGGCGCTGGCGCCGCGCGCGAGTAGCACGTCGCGCAGCACCCAGGTGGCGGCGGCGTTGTTGGCGGCGCTGAAGCCGACGATTTCGATGTTGAGCTTCGCCACCTGGTTGTTTTGCAAATCGACCACGTTGGCCGCGCCGGCGGCGTTGCCATCGGCGGTGAGGCGTACCGCGGTGCCGGTGGTGCTGGTGGCGCGCAGCACGGTTTCGTAGCGCTGCGCGTCGCCGGCGGTGGTGTTGTAGCCGCTGGCCAGCACGCCGCCGCCGTAGCGGCCCCAATCGCGCGCCTGGGTGCCGAAAGCGTGCGAACCGGACCCTGACAGGGTGTTGGAAATGCCGGCGGCGAATGCGGCCGATCCGCTGACGGTGTTGCCGCTGCCGAACGCCACGGAATACTGGCCGCTGGCCACCTGGGCGGCGCCGCTGCGGTATTGCTGCGCATCGAACGCGCCCAGGCCGCGGCTGTTGCCGGGTGTGGCGGAGCCGCCCTGGATCACGATCGGCGCGTAACTGCCGGTGGTAAGCGTGCCGAGGAAGGTGATGGCGCCGCTGGCGCGCGCGATAGACAGCGGCGTGTTGAGCAGATTGCCGCCATCGTCGTACGCGCGCACCGAAAAGGTGCTGCCGGCGTTTGGATAGAACGAGATCGTCTCGCCCAGCGTGACCGATGCGGCCGCCGAGATGGTGACGGTGGTGGCGGTGACGTTGGTGACCAGCGTGCCGGCGGCAACGCCCGCGCCGCCGACCGAATTGCCGTTGCTGACCCCGGTGGTGGCGGCGAAGGTGAGCGTGGTGCCGCTACTGGCCGCGGTGGTGGGCAGATTGACGGTGGTGCCCTCGGCGTCGCCCTGGGTCATCAGGTTCCAGCGCGAGACCCCGGCGGTTTGATAGACTATCTGGCGCGGCGTGGCGGCGGCGGCATTCAGCGCGGCGGTGACGGTGCCGCCAGCAGAGCTGCCGGCTGTGAACGCGGTGAGGCCCGAAATGGTGCCGCCTGTAACGGCGACCGCGCTTGCCGCCTGCGTGGCCATGCTGCCCAGGCCGGAAATGGCGGTGCTGGGAATGGTCGAACTAGCCGTGGCTGCGCTGCCGCCATTGGCAATCATGTAGCCGATGAGACCCTGAACGGTGAGCGAGGTGGCGGAGACCATGGTTCCGCCGATCGCGCCGCCGGTGACCGCGACACTGGCAGCATTCTGGCTCGCCATGCTGCCGAGGCTGGCAAGCGCGGTGGCGACGTAGGCGGTGGAGGCGGCTTTGGCGCTGTTATCGCCGGCGATGGCTGTGCCCACCAGTGGCGGTGCAGCGAAACTGACCGTGCCGGTGGCGCGAGTGATGGTGACCGGCGTGGAGAGCAGCACGCCGCTATCGCTATAGGCGGCGACGATGAAATCCGAGCCAGCGTTGGAGCCCGATTCCGCGGTGGCGTTGGCGGCCAGGTTCCAGCGCGTGGTGCTGGCGGTTTGATAAACCAGTTGGCGCGCGCTGCCGGCGGCCGCATCGATAAAGCTGCTGACGGCGCCGCCGCTGTCAGTGCCCACCTTGAGCAGGCTGAGCCCCTGCGCGGTGCCGCCGGTGATGGCCACCGCGCTGGCGGATTGGCTCGCCATGCTGCCGAGGCCGGAAATATCCGTGGTGCTCAGGGTAACCGCACCGGTGCGGCCGGCCACGCTGATCACCTCGCTGGCGAGCCCATCGAGTTTTTCCCAACTGGCGCCGTTAAAGGCGGCGTGGTCGCCCGCGTTCCACTGGCTGATGCCGTCGAGCGTGGTGCCGCCGGCGGTGCTGACGGTGTAATAGAAACCTTTGGTGCCGGTGCCGCTGGCCAGCGTGGGTGTATTGGTGGCGGCGTTCCAGGCACCTTGGTAATTCAACGCGCCTTGTACCGTGGCGGGCAATTGCGCGGTGGGCACATGGCCGGTGCTATCCAGCGAAGCAACGCCGTTGGCGGCGCCGACCGCGCTTTGTGGCACGCCGCCGCCGCTGCCGATCGCCGCGGCGACGAACGCGGTGGTGGCCACATTGGTGGAGTTATCGCCGGAGGGCGGCGTGGGCGCGGTGGCGCTGTTGGAAACCGCGAGCGTGGTGATGTTGACCTGGCCGGTGGCGCGGGTGATCAGGAATGGCTGGCCGAGTGTGGGGGCGAGCGGCGCGCCGGTATCGTCGTAGGGCAGCAGCGCGAAATCCGAACCGGCATTAGTATAGAGCAGCACTGAGGCGCCGGAATTGATGAACTGCGTCGCCGGCTGCGACACATGCACGCCGGTGGTGCCATTGAATGCGGCCACCGTGGTGCCGCTGGGGAATCCGTTGACGCTGACGAACATGCCCAGCGAAATACCGGCTATGCTCGTCAGCGGAATATCGCTGCCTCCGGCTGGAACGTTTCCGGAGGTGGTGACGCTGACCGCGTTTTCCGGCGTGCCCTCCACCCCCTCCACCCAGCGCGGCGAGCTCGCGCTTTCATAGACGATCTGGCGCGCGTAGCCGGCGGCGGCGTCGATCACCAGGCTGGCGCTGACCGAGGTATCCGTGCCGACCTCAAGCGCCGACAATCCGGTGATCGACCCACCGGTGATGGTGACATCGTTGGAGTTCTGCGAGGAGATGGTGCCGTTGGCGGTGCCGCTGCCGAGCTGCTGGAACCAGGTGGCGTTGGCGGCATTCCAGAAGAACTCCACCGACGCGTTGGCCGTCAACTGGAACGCCACGCCGTTGTTGACGACGGTGCCGGATGCCCCTGTGACGGTCAGCGCGGTGATGGTCTTGCTAGTCCAGACGGAGATTTTTTCGCCATCGGCCAGGGCCGCTGGCAAGGTGATGCTGCCGGTTGCCAGCGCTCCGGCCGGGCGCAGCAGCAACGTTGAGCAATTGGCCGGAATGGTGATGGAAAAGCCGTTGCCAGGGGCGCTGGTGACGTAGCTTTGATCGGCCGTGGCGCCATAACTCACCACCGGGCTGCCGGCGGCGCCGGGGCTGCCCAGATACGTCGCGCCGCTGGCCTGCCCGGTGAGTTGGATGGCGCCGTTGGCATCTGCGCCGCCGGCGGTGACGGAAACCGGGCTGCCGGACAGCGATCCCTTCACGGCGACGTAGTTTACCGCCGAGACCTGGCGGTTGGCGCGCAGTTGCTCCTCGTTGAATGCGTTGGTCAGCAACGAGACCGGGCTAGTGCCCACCGCGGTAACGCCGAACCTGGTGCCGCCGCCGCTGCCGGTGGCCGAGGGCTGCACGCCAACATAACCGGCCGAGGCGCTGCACGCCACGGGCATGATGCCAATGGTAGCGCCGGCGCGGTAATTGGCCGGGGCGAAGCCGTTATAGGTAAAATCCGTCTTATCCCAGTTGTTGTTCAGATCGTGCACGTTGGTGGTGCCGGTGCCGATAATCGGCGCCGAGCCTTGGGTGGATTGGCTGGTGTTGCCGATCAGCACGACGTTGCCGGAGGTGGTTTCCACATCGATCGGCGCACTGAGGCTGCGGAAGGTGCAGTTGCTGATGGTGGCGCCGGTGCAGGCGGTGATCTGAATCCCGGTGTTGCTGATGCCGGCGTTGGAAGACTGGAAATCCACCGATTCTAGACGGATGTTGGCGTTAGGCGTGTTGAACTGGAAGCCGTAATAGGGACCGACGCCGCCGGTGGTGTGGCCGAGCGCGAGGCAGCGGATATCATCGAATGACAGGTTGGAGATATTGCTGCCGGTGATGGCGGCCAGCGAGCCGTTGACGAAAGGGATGGTGATGTTGGCGAAGCTGGCGTTGAAATTCACGCCGGCGGGCGCCGGATTGTTGATCAGGATTGCCGTGGTGTCCGGCTCTCCGGTCTGGTTGAAATAGATCGGGTACCAGGTGCCGCCGGTGAAGCGGGTGCTGAACATCGCGCAACCCGGGTCGCCCTGCAGCACGGTGGGTACGGTATCGAAGCCGGTGTTGGCGAACGCCGAGACATCCATGGTGCCGGCGGCGAGCCAGATGCCGCGCGAGCTGCCATACACATAATTGTTCGACGACAGGATGCCGCCCACGGTGGTAGTGGAGGCGGTGGTGGCGGTGCCGTTGCCCACCACCTTCAGCCAGGTGCCCTGGGTGTTGGTGAAATTGCGCAGATTGTAGGTGGGGCCCACGCTGACCACGCTGCCAAACACGCCCCAGGTGAACAGGCAGTTGGAGATGAACACCACCTCCGGGACGTTGGAGAGAGTAAAGCAGTTATGGATGGCGTAGATCGTACAGCGCTCAAAAATGCAGTTGCCGACGACGGCGACAGTGCTCAGCGCGGTGAAGAAATCGTAGCAATTGGTCACTTGGCAATCGACGAAGTTGAAATAGACGATATTCTGGGCCGGGGATTGCTGGGCGAATAACGGCGGATAGACGATCGGCAGGTTGCCGTTCCCAGCGGTGGCGGCCTCGGTCTGGTTGGGCCAAAAGAAGTTGATGCCCTGGAACTGCACGTTGGGGCCGATCAGGAACGGCGTGTTGGTGGTGCCGGTGAACCAGAGCTGGCTGCCTTCATGGCCGTAGCCGGAGGGGCTATCGTAATCGCGGATGCCGTCGCCGTAGATGCAGATGTTCTGCAAGTTCTGCTGGGCAGCGTCGGTGAGCAGGATGGGGCCACCGGAGGGAATATACAGCTTCAGTTGCTGCGCGATCGCGGTCTGACAGGCGGCGACGAACCTTGCGCTGTCGTCGGTGGTGCCGTTGCGGGCGAGGCCGAAATCGTTGATGTTCAGCGTATCGGCAAAATGGGCCGCCAGCGTACGCGGCACCGCGCCGCTGAAATTGGTGGTGGCTTCGGCGGTGCTGACCGAGGCGCCGGAGATGGTGCCGCCGGTGAGATTGACCGCGCTCGCCGATTGGGTGGCGATGGAGCCCAGACCGCCGATATCCGCCGTGGTGAGCACCACGTTGCCGGTGCGGCCCGCCACGCTGAGCACCGGCGAGGAGCCGCCGCCGCCATTTGGCAACAAGGCGGTTGGCACCAGGCCATTGCTATCCAGACCGGCGTAGCCGTTCGGCTGGTCCTTGTTGGCGGTTTGCTCGGCGCCGGTGATCCGGCTGTCATTGCCGGCGGCAACGGTGCCGCTGACGGTACCGACATTCACCGAGAGCTGCCCCGAGGCGTTGATGACCAGCGCGTTGCCCACCGCAACCGCACCGATGCTGTTCCCGGTGGCGGCCACGGGGGTGGAGGTGATCGTGCCGTTGGCATCGATGCTAATGTTCTCGCCGGCGGAATACAGGCCGCGCAGCAGCGAAATCGGCATGAGCTGGGCTTCGCCGGTCGTGTCGTTGAGCAGCAAGGTGTTGTTCAGATCGAGCGTCTCGGCCTGCGGGAACGAGGTGCTATCCACGTACAGCACGTCGTTCTGCAGGATCAGGCCGGTGCCGAGCGCAATCGATTCCGGGCCGCCAGGGCCGGGGCTGACGCGGCCGAGCAGCGATCCGGTGGCAATGGTGATCTCCTGCTGGGTGCCGGCGAGCAGCGTGCCGACCTGCACCGAGCGCGATACGCCGCCCTGGCTGAGCGCCAGTTCATCGGTATCGTTAACCTCGGTGGCGGGCGGAAGTTGAGCGATCGTGGGCATGAAATCCCCTTGTGCCTGGAGTGCAGTTTCAGGCGACGGCGAACCAGCCGGTGCTGCCGGTGCCGGTTTGTTTGATCCAGTAGGTCTGCCCGGCGCCGCCGTTCAGGTTGCGGTAATCCGAGCCAGGCGGCGCGGAGACCACGCCGGCGGGCGAGCCGCGGCCGATACTGGTGGTGGCGCCGGTGGTTTCCGTGGCGGTGGCAAGACGCAGATGGCCGGCGCCGCCGGGGGCGAGCACCAGATCGCCGGAATTCTGCGTGGTGAGCCGGGCGCCGCCGGCGCCATCCGGCACGATGTAGTCCGCCAGCGGGACGTCGGCAGCGCACCAGGCGCCGCCATGGGCGTTGAAGGTGACGCTGGCGTTGGCCGGCACGGTGAAATCGTAGCCGCTCCAGTTCTGCTGCGGCGGGTTGGAGGTGGCTGGGCGGGAGAACACCACCGGGGCGGCGCAACGGAGTGTAAGCGTGCGCTGTTCCAGCACCGGCAGGCCGATCTGCGCGCTCGCGGCCGCACCGGCGCCATTGCCAACGATGCTGACGCTGGCGTGGCTGTAGCCGCTGCCGGCATTGTTGAGCGCGATGCCGATCACTGCGCCGTTGCTGACATAGGCGATCGCGCTCGCGCCCGCCCCGTCGCCGCTGATGTTCACCGTAGCGCTGGTGTATCCGGCGCCGCCGGCGGTGACGGCGATAAAGCCAAGCTGCCCGGACAACGCCTGCTGACGCAGCGATTGCAGCGTGGAGACCGGGTTGGTGGCGGCAGTGACCAGCACCTCATCGAGCAGATCGGGATAGACGATCTGGTTGCCGCCACCGGCCGAAATGCTGCTGGCCACCGGCACGTGGGGGGAGAAGTTCCAAATATTGCCTTGGATGATCACCGCGTTGGAATTGGCCCACAATGCTTGGCCGATGCTGGCCGCACCGCTGCCCACCAGCGTGTTGCGGGCCACCAGCACATCCTGCGGATTATCCAGCAGCAGAATGCCGCCGCCGCCGGCGCTGATGGAAAAGCCGATCCAGTTATCGATAACTGCGAGATCCGTGCATGCAAGCCCGAAATTGTTGCCCTGCCCATCGGTCTCCACATTGTTCACCAGCACGCCCCAGCCGGTGCAATTAAGAATGATGTTGGCGACCACGCGCATGTTCTGGCTGCCGCCCGGCGTAATGCCGTGAACCGCGCCGGTGATGTGGTTGCCGGAAATATCGCTGCAAATCGAGCCGCCGGCGTCGATGCCGTATTGCGAGGCGCCGGTGATCACGTTGCCGCAAACCCGGCTGTAGGAGACGTTGGCCAGAATGCCGCCGCCGCCGGGTGCGCCGTTGCCTGCAAGCTGGTTGCCGGTAATCGCGAGCGCCTGGCCTGCGGCGGCGATGCCGTAGATGCTATTATTGTAACATACATTGCCCGCGGCCACCATGTAGATGGCATCGGGATTGGCGTTGCCCCACACCGGTGGCGTGGTGTTGGTGGCGTTGAAGTTGCCGATGGAGATGCCGCGCTGGTTGTTCCAGGCCGCGCAGTTGACCACCTGGCAATATTCAAGCTTCTGCACCAGCGCCGGATCGGTGTAATCTATGCAGATGCCATAGGCGCCGTTGTCGTGAGCGTGGCAGCCATCCACCCGCAGCGTCAGCAGCGCCTGCGCCCAAATGCCGTGCATCGCGTTGTTGGTAAACTCGCAGGCCCGCACGGCATGCTGCGTGACCAGCGGATAGGCGGCTTGAAAAGTCAGTCCGCAGCCCATGGTGGGGCCGCGCGCGTTGAGGAAGCTGCAGCGGTGCAGATCAGCGGCCAAGCAGCCGGGCGTGATCAGCACGCCCCAACTATCGATGGCGATGGTGCTGTTGGCGTCGAACGCGATGCCGTCGGCGTGGAAGCTGGACGCTTGCACGCTGATCCAGGCGCCGTTGCCCGTTTGGGCCCGGCGCCGCAGCGTGGTCTGGCCGGGCACGCCCAGCAGCGTGGCGGCGGTGCCAGCGATCGTCCATTGGCCGCTGACGCAATAGGTTTTCGCGCCAAGCCGCACCGGTTGGCCGGAGGCGAGCGCGGCGGAAAGTGCCGCGGTGTCGTCCGTCACGCCGTCGCCCGCGGCGCCGTAATCCTCCGCCGCCACCGCGTTGGCGAACAGCGCGGCAAGCGTGCGCGTGGCGCTGGCGCCGGCCGGCTGCGCCACCAGTGCGCCGCCATTCACGTCGCTCACATTCGGCAGGCCGGACATGAACTGCGCGTAGGTGGCGGCGGCGTTCGCGCCCCCCTGCGCCAATGGCACGATATTGGCGGCGGTGGGGATGGTTGCAGACGCGAGGCCGGCGATCGCAAACGGCGCTGCGCCGGTCAACGTGCCGTTGTTGATCGCCAGACCCGCGCCGAGTGCAATCGGCGCCGGCGGTCCAGGCGTTGCACCGGCGCGCCCCAGCAACTGTCCCGGAGCCAGCGCGATCACTGGTTGGCAGGTGGCCAGCATCTGCGCCAGGCTCGCCTGCCGCGCCACCCCACCTTGGCTGCACATGAAGGCGTCGGTGGCGGCGGAGGCAGTGGCGGCGGGCAGCTGATTGATCGTGGGCATTTTTCAGCTCCCCACCACGATTGGGTTGCCGCCCTGATCGGTGAGTTCCTGCCCGGTATCGGTGACCAGCACGGCGGAGGTTGGGGATGGGCCGCTGAGGCTGTAGACCGGCAGGGCGATGCTGCGCGACACCACGCGGCCGGAGGCGAGAGTGATGGCCAGCGTGACGGTGTAAATGGTGCCGCTGTTGCCGGCGGCGCACCAGACGATCACCTGGGTGCCGTCCATCGCCACGCTGTTCAGCACCAGATCGCCAGTGGCATCAGGGCTGCTGGTGGCGGTGACGGCCACCACCGAGTCGCCATCGTCGCCCGCCACCGCGGCGGAAATATCAACGGCGTAATCCAGCACGTCGTTGGGGTCCTTGGCCGGCCAGCTCGGCATGACCGGCGGCGCGGCCACCGCTCCGCGCGGCACCGGCACGAAGCCATCGACCAGCACCAGGCGCGCGGTGCTGGGGCGGTAGACATGGGTGGACGATGCCGTGCCGGACATGACGTCTCCGAAGATGCTGGATGGAACTGGAAGAGCCGGGGCGACGCAGGTCGCCGCCTCACCACTCCAGAATGATGATGCCGCCGGCGCCGTTGCCGCCCGCTCCGGTGCCCAGGCCACCAGCGCCGCCGGCGCCGGGGAAACTGCCGTTGGCCCCGGATTTGTTAGTTCCGGCGGCCGCGAAGACGCCGGGCGCGCCGCTACCATAGGCGTTGCCGCCGCCGGCCCCGCCGATCAGCAGGCTGCTGCTGGCGTAGCCGCTTTGACCGATCTGGCCGGTTGTCAGCCAGCCGGTACCCGAGCCGGCGCCGCCGGTTGCGCCGCCAGCAGACCCGCTGGCGCCCGCGCCACCGCTTGCCACCGCCGCGGTGCCGAAGCTGCTGCTGACGCCGGCAATGCCAGCCGTGCCACCGGCACCCACGGTGCAGACCACCGCCGTGCCGGGAACGACCGGGTAATAGCCTTCAACCGTTCCGCCGCCTGCTCCGCCGCCCCCGGCGGCGCCGCCGCCCGCCGCGCCGCCCCCGCCGCCTCCGGCCATGCGCAGCTTCACCTGGGTTACGCCAAACGGCGGGATCCAGTTCTGGGTGCTGGCGATCACCTGCATCGTGTTATAGCCGGGTGACAACTGCGGCAATTTATAGGGCAGAAACGGCGCAGCGGGATAGGTGGCAATGGTGCCGCCGCCGATTGAAGTCTGCGTGTTGAACACGGTAATCACATACAACCCCACCCAGCCGGTATCCGGGGTGGGGGTAACCTGAAATCCGGTCGTTGCCGCCGCGCCAGCCACCAAGCGTAACGCCACCTGCGCGCTGCGCAGCGTGTTCTGGCCGGTGCCAGCGTTGTTGGGCCCGCTATACGGTTGTGAAGGATTGGCGGCGTTATAGTAGGGCAGCACGACAGGATCGAGGTCGCTTTCCTGGAAACTTGCTTCGATCAGATAATTGATCGCGGTGTCGGTGCCGGTAGGGGCGGTAAGGGTAAAGCTGGTGCTGTTCAGATTGATGCCCATTTTCACCACGTTCTGGGTGGTGTCAGCGGGCAGCGAGCCATATGGCGTGCTATCCACCGGGCCGAAACTCGTGATGCTGCCAGGACCGATGAGGACCGACATGCTGGCCGGCGCCGTGGGCGTGCAGGCCAGACCATCGGCCACCACGGCGGTTCCCAGCGCCATCTGCGCCAGATACCCAACCGCCAGCATGGCGTTGCGGTTCACGGAGAGAATATCGGTATCCTGCGGAATGCTGCCCGGATAAACAATGGTGCGATCCATGTGTGGGTCCTGTGAGGAAGGAGCGTGGTGGTGGTTGCAGCAAGCGAGCAAGACCGGCCAGAGGCTCCGCGGCTTGTCCCCGGTCAGGGGTGCGCGGGTAAAACCCCGGCGTTTCGTCCTGACTGCTCAGTTCGTCACAATCACCCAGGCCGTGGTTGCCACCGGCATGATGGCGGCGATGGCGGCGGTGATGTCGGAGTCTCGAATGGTGCTCGCGGCCATGGCTGGGGTGGTGTATTGCGCCTGGCCCACGCCATAGCCGCTCGCGCCGCCGCCATAACCGTTGGTGTTAGAAACTCCCGCGCCAAACGGGCGGTAGGCGTGCACGAAACACTGGAATGGCAAGGCGAAGCTGCCGTATCCGCCAGCCGTGTTATAGGCGAGCGCGCTGGCAATGGTGTAGGCGCCGGTATCCTGTAGTCGCGCTGGTTCGAAAATATCCGCCGGGCGGCTGGTGAGTTCCACCAGCTTGGTGGTGAGTGCGTTGCGGGTGGCGCGCGGCGCCAGCAGGCTCGCCTGAATGCGGGCGCGCAGGCTGCTGTCGGGCTCGCTTGCACCGCGCACCATGCCGCCGGCGAAAAAATCCTGCGCCACCAGATCGAGAAATATATCGGTCGCGGTGGCGATCCGGGTTTGCAACTGGGTGTAGCCGAGCAGGCTGACCAAATTGGTCCAGGCGGACGCCAGACCGTTCAGCAGGCCATCGAGCACCGGCGTGCTGTCGGGAAACCAGCCGTTCGGGAGCACCGATTTCAGGCGCGCGACAATATCCGATTGCGTGCCGGCGGTGGGGGAGAGCGAGAGCAGCGCCATGGCTCAGGCGATCCCCAAGGTGCCGGCCATGATCACGCCGTTGCCCGGAATGATCAGGTCGGCGGTGGCGCCGTTCAAGGTTACGCCGGTCACGTTGGTAACCAGCGGCGAGGCGTCGTAGGCGATTTGCGCGAGCCGGCTCCACGGCAGCGGCGCGCCGATCGGCAGCGCGTTCAGCGTGGCGGTCAGCGCGGCGGTAACGGCGGCGATGGCGGCTGGTAGCGTGGAGGGATTGGCCACCGTCAGCGTCATCGAAACGGCGGCTGGATAGATCGTCGGCGGCAACACCGCGAACACCGAGCCGATCGGCCGCACCGCCTCCACCGCGGCGGTGGCGGCGCTCAGCAGCGAGGTGGGCGGATTACCGCTGCCGTCGTTCAACGTAATCAGGAAGCTGCCTGGCTGGGTGGTGCCGCCGGCGGCGGTGTTCTCGACAATAGTGTAGGTCAGACCTTGCTGCACGCCTTGCAGCGCGGTCGCCACCGCGAGCGGCGTGGCCAGCGAAAGGCTTTGGATATAATTGGCGAAACGCGCGCGGAACGCCGGATCGGTCTCGGCGTCGGCGCCGCCGGCGAACGGCAGCGCGTTGGTCACGGTATCGATCCCGGCGATGGCGCTGCCCAGCACGGTTGCCGTGCCAGGCTGCAAGTTGCCAGCCGCGCCGGGCGTATTGGCGGCCACCGGCACGATCAGCGAGGCCACGCCGGCGGCGAGCGTGTAGCCGTTGGCGGTGGCGCTGTAGGCCGGGTTGGCAGGGCTGCCGGTAACGCTAAGGCTCTGGCTGCCATCGGCGCTGCGGATCTGCGTACCCACCGGAATGAACGCGGTCAGCGTGGTGGTGTAGCGCGCGAGCGTAACCGCGCCGGCCGCCGCGGTGGCGGGCAGGCGGGCGAGCGAATAATCCGCCATCCAGCTATCCAGATCTGGCCCGGTGCTGGTGGCTGCGCGGGTAACGCCGAGCACTTGCACGATCAGCCACTGCACCCACAGCGCCACCGCCGCGTTGGCTTCCAGGATCGCGCGCAGCACCGAGCCCACCGAAAGATCGATCAACTGGCTCGCCGAACCCTGCACCGCCGCGGCCATGGTTTGCATCAGCGCGGCGAATGTTTGAAGCAGACGCTGCATGTTCACGCATCCACGCTGAAACTGAGAACCTGGGTCTGGGCGCTTGCGGCATCGGTGTAGCGCAGTTGCACCAGCACCTGGCTTGCATTGGTGGCGGTCACATCGATGGTGGGCTCGGGGGTGTTGGCCACCGCCGCCTCGCCGAAGATCTGGCTGCGGATTACCGCGCGGATTTGCAGCGCGTTGCCCGGTTGACCGACGAATTGCGGCAGACCGGCGCCGTAGCCGAGTTGCCAGATATAGTCGCCGGCGTTGGTCAGCAACCGCCGCAGCACGCGTTGCTGGGTCAGTGCCGGCACATCCGCCAGCGCCAGATCGCCGGTGGGGCTGAGCGCGAGATCGTTGCCGAAATCATGTGAAAGGTCCAAGCGCTTTCCCTCATCCGCCGGAGTTCATGCCCACCGAGCCGGAAGCGTCGGTGATGGCGCCGTTGACCGAAAGGTTGCCGGTGATGCTGGCGTTGCCGGTTAGAGCCAAATTGCCGGTAAGGGTGAACTGGGTGGCGTTGCCGGCGATGCTGCCATCGGCGAGCAGCTTCAGAAACGTGCCATTCGCGTGCACCAGCCAGAATTCCCCTGCCGGCGCAGGCGGCGGCTGGTTGGTCTGGCTGAACGCGGCACCCAGAATAATGCCGTGCTCGGCCTCGCCTTCCTGCGCGATCACCAGCACCTGTTGGCCCGGTGTGGGCGGGCAGACCAGGCCCCATCCGCTGCCGCCCCAGGCGGTCAGGATCGGCAGCCAGCCGCTCAGCACGCCTTCCGGCTGGAACAGCACGCGCGCCGTATAGGTGCTGGGATCGACCGAACTGACCAGGCCGAAACGCGGCTGCGCAAACGCCGCGTCCAACCCGGCGGCGTGCGCCTTCAAAGCGTTCAGCAGGCGTTGCATTACAGGGTTGCCTGGTTGGCGGTGCGGCCGCGCACGGTTTGCGCAAACCCGCCGCGCAGATCGAAGCGGCGGATGATTTCGTCGATTACATACGTCTGATCGAATACGCTGTTGGTGCCGGCCAGGGACACCGCGGTGCGCGGCGCAAGCGTCAGTTCGCCGGGCATGGTGGCGGTCAACACCAGTTCATGCGCGGTCAGCGCGGCCAGCCGTTGCTGCGCCATGGTCTGCGCCGCCTGGGGACTAAGGTTGGGCCGCATGTAGATGTAGCTGCGCGCGGCGCCGCTGCCGGCGGTGCGTTGGGCGGTTTCGGAAAACGCCGTCTGTTGCTGGCTGTTCCAGCTTTTCACCGTCACCGATAAGTTGCCCGCCAGCGTCATCGCGCGCTGCACCCGCAAGGCGGTGATGTTCGGTGCCAGCGCGCCGTTGGCGGAAGCCTGCAGCACCATTGCCGGCGTTGGGTCGGTTACCATCGGTTGAAAGAACAGCGTCGTGCCGCTCACGAACAGATCGAAATTCTCCTGTTGCGCGAGCCATGCCAGCAGATCCCATTCGGTGCTGGCGCGGGCGAACCGGTCCAGCGTCAGGCGGTCGTGGCCGGCGCTGTAATAGCGGCCCACCGGCGTGCTGGTGGGGCTAACCTGGGCAGCGAGGCCTTGGCGGCCGGCGAGCAGTATGGCGATGTCGCTGGCGGTCTGGTTGGCGAAGGCTTCCTGCGTGCGCGCCTCGATCAGCCCGGCGGAAAGATCGCGGCCCTCGATGGTCAGCACGCCATCGATCGGATCGGCGGCCAGGCTATCGACCGCGCCGGTGATCAAACTGGTCCAGCCGGTGTTGGCGAACCCGATCTGCACCTCGATTAGCGCCGCGGTGCGGGTATCCCAGGCGGATAGGCCCTGCGGATCGGCGCTGATCGCCAGGCGCGCGGAAAACCGGTCGGCGGCGACATGGTTGGTGCTGGTAATTTCGGCCGCCAGCGCACCGGGCAGCACGACGCCATCTGCCAGCACCTGCAGGCAGGGTTGGCGAAACTGGGTCATTGGATGGGTTCGCCCGTCAGCTCTGGTTTATTGCGTGGCGATGCCGCCGCCGGCGCTGGGGTTGATATCGGGGATCAGCAGCGTGGTGACGCCGGAAAGCTGCGGATCATCGAGGTTGTTGAGCGCCGCGATACGGTTCCATTGGGTGGCGTCGTTCAGATAGGCGGCGGCGATGGCGAACAGAGTGCCGCCGGCCACGGTGATGGTCTGCATCAGGTCCCCGCGTTGGCAAGATTGGAGGAAATACGGCCCAGATAGGCGTTGGCGCTGGCGCAGGCAGCCGCGTTGCCGGCCGCGGCGATCATGCCGGCCACGCCCGCAGCGGAGGTGGGGCCCCCGGCGTAACCGGCGAGCGACGTGTTGGCGCTAGTCAGCCCGGTCCGCACCGTGGTCTGGGCGCCCGCCAGCGACGCGCCGGCGGCCACGTAGGCGCTGCTTTGCCGCACCGTGGCGTTGGGCGCGGCCAGCGCGGTTTGCAGCGTGGCGAGCCCCAGCCCGGCCAGCGACGCAAACCCCGCCGCCGCGGCGGCATCGCCCAAAGCGTCGCCGAGCAGATCGCCTACCAGCGCCGGCGCCTGCTGATCCGCGTCGATCAGCACGCTGACGCGGATATCATAGGGCACCCAAGCGGAGTTGTGAAAGCTGGCCTGGAAACTGCTGATCACCACGCTGTAGAAAAATACATCCCAGCTCAGCGTCAGCACCGCGCCCTGCACGCGCAGCGCATCCAACGTGCGGGCGCGCAAGGTGGCGCTGGGTCCGCCAAAAATCCCCGACCAGGCAATATCGGTGGGCGTGGGGCCCAGCGTGTCGATCACCCGCTGGCCGCCCGGCATATCGTGCACCGCCAGGCGCTGCTGGCCGCCGAAGCCAATGCGCTCGGGAATTTCGAAGCCCTGGAACTGCACCGGGCCCAGCACCAGGGCCACATCGCTCAGCGGCATCGGGCGAACTCCAACGTTGCAGACGGGCGCATCAGCCGTAACCGACCATGCCGGCGAACACCGGGGTCAGCCGGTCATCCAGGCCGGATAGCCCGCTGGGTGGCCGGCTGGCCGCCTCGGTGAGCTGATCGGTAATCCATCGGCCGATCTGCGCGCCATCCAGTTGCACCGCGCCGGCCCAAGGCGCTGCGGGGGCGGGCAGGGCGTGCCTCGGCGGGGTTGGCGCCGCTGCGCTTTCCACCGGCGCCACCGGGCGGCGGCCCAAAACGCTGGCGGCGGGCGCGGCCGGCACGCTGGCGGTGGGCGCGGCATAGGGCTTGGCCAGACGCGGGATGCGCCGGATCAGCGGCGCGCCGGCGGGCAGGCGGGTGGCCGCCAAGGCCACGCCCGGCGGCGGCGGGGCGGCGGCGCGGGCGGCGGTCAGCGGGACCAAGGACGTGGTTGCGCGCTTGCGGCCTGGCGCCGCCGGCACCGGCAGCCGCAGCACGGCGGTGGCCGCGTCTGACCGCGCGCCGGGCGGCCGGCCAAGGGCGGGTGCCGGCCCGCGCGGCGCGGCGCCTGGCTGCTTCGGGCGAGTCTGCGGCAACCACGGAGGTGGCGTTGGGCGGCTGGCGACGACCAGCGTCAGGGCGGCGCGCGGGCCTGGCCGCCGTAATGCCGGCGTGGCATCCCGCAGCGCCGGACGCAGCGCCAGCGCGGCCCGCCGCAGCGCCACGGGTGCGATGGCGGCGCCACGCGCGGCCAGCAGCGCCGCCTGGCGGGTTTGCGCCATTGCCCGTGCGTGCCCCGCCACCCGCGCCACGCCCTGCCGCAGCCGGGCCAGCGCTGGCGCCATTGCGGCCAGCGCGCGCGCCGCACCCAAGCGTTCGGCGCGGCTTCGGTCTGCCTCGTTCATGCGCCATCCTCATCCCAACAGCGGGTCGACCAATCGAAGCGGCGGCCAGATAGGGTGCCGAGCGCGACCACCCATGCGGTCCGGTCGGCGGCCGGCAGGCTGAACGCCACATCGAAGGGCACCCCGTTCCGCACCAGATACAGCGCGTCGACCAGATCGGGGTGCCGGCTCAGTTTCCCACCGGAATATCCGGCCGGGCGGCTTCCTGGGCGGCGAACGCATCGGCGATGGCGGCAATCCCCGCATCGCCAAGTTTGCCCACCAGCGCTTCGAGTTGCTGTTCGTTGGCGGGCATCGGCACCGGCACGCCATCGATCGCGCTGACCGCGAAGGCCAGATAGGCGATGCCCAGATAGGCCTCGTTGTTCGCCAGCTCCGTGCCCACCGCCTTGAACAGCCGCAGCCGATCCAGCACGTTCATGCTGCGCAGGGTGTAGCGGCGGCCGTCGGCGCCGGTGGCCTCGAACCAGGCGGTGTCGCGCAGTATCTGGACGGTGGGGCTGGCGCTCACAGGCGCACCCGCGCGGCGGCGAAGAATTCCAGCTTCTGCTTCACCGCCCCGTCGCCGCGCCATATGCCGGCGTTGACCAGGCGGAACACCACGCCGGTGTATTGATAGGTGCTGGTGGAGCCATCGGGTTCGTTGACGTATTGATACACCTGGCCATAGGGCAACGAACCGCTGGTGCGATAGGCCACCTCGGCGGCGGCGATGAAGTCGTCCACCGCGCTCGATCCGCGCTCCACTTCGAAGCTGCCTTCCCAGCCCTTCGGCAGTTCGGTGGCCATCTGGATGCCATCGAGCCGGTCCACCCGCACCGGCTGGGTCACCTGGTTGCTCTGGAACGCGGTGACGTAGCTGAGGTCGACGCGCCCCTGCGGTCCGATCACCACAAGCTGGCAATCGCGCCCGATCGAAAACTGTGTAGCCGCCATCTATATGACTCCAATGAACGGGGTCGGGGGTCTATGCCCCGGCGGGGCCCCCTGCTTATGCTCGGCGCGGGCGGAGACCCAAGCCTGTTTTTCTACTGGCCGGTCGGCAGGGTTTGGCGCTGCACCGTCACCGTCTGCCCGCCCTCGATATTGACGATGAACACCTCGTTGATCGCCTGATACTGCACCTGCGCGTCGGACTGCACATAGCCCAGCGCGGTGCGGCTGGAGGGATTGTTGGTGGTGTCGCAGATCACCGAATAGGGTGTGGATCCATCGGTGCTGCCCAGCATGCCTTGCAACTGCATGTTGGCTAGGAACTGCAACTGGGTCGCCCGGATCTGGTTGAACAGCGTGCTGTTGATCACCTGGCCTACGTATTGGCCCATGCCGGCATTCAGCGTGGCGGCGATGTAGTTGGTCATGCGGGTGTAGTTGTCGCCGTTGATGGCCGCGTTGCTGCTGGAATTATGTCCGCAGCGCACGCCCCAATAAGCGCCGCCGGGCTGCGGATTGCTGATCACGTCGATGCCGGCGGAGAACAGGGTTTGCAAATCGGCGCTGGCGTAGGCGGTGGACTGCGCGCTGCCCGGCTGGCCGGATTTCTGCGTGCCGATGATGCTGAAGAGCTGCTTGTTCAGCGCGGATTGCTCGGGCGACACGTTGGCCAGCCGGCCAGCCACGAAGCCTTGCGGGCTGACCAGGCGGATCACCTGGTTCACCGCGTCGTTCCACCACACCCAATCGCCGAACATCAGCTTGAACGCATAGCTGTCGATGCCGGCGTTCTGCTTCACCGTCACCGCGTCTGCGATGGTGTCTCCGGCCGGTCCCACGCCGATCATATACACGCCTTCGCTCAGCCCGAACGCCACCTGGTTGGTCCATTGCGTGCTGTCATCGGCATCCGCCAGCAGACCGATGCTGCAGCCTTGGCTGCGCAGCGCGTACATGCCGGTGCGCGGCAACGTATCCACGCCCACCAAGGTTGCGGCGGTGACGCCGGCGGCGCCATCGGTGCCGGCCGAGCCGTAGCTGAACGGATAGCTGCCGGCGGTGGGGTTGATGCTGAAGCTGTTGCCCAGGGCGGCGGTAACGATCTGGCTGGGCCCGCGCAGCACGCCGTTGCCGTTGTTCACCGCGGCCACCAGGTTCTGGTAGAACGCCTCGCCGGTGCCGGGAATATTGTTGAACAGCTCCGGCGGCGTGCCGGGCAGGCTGACGGCCATGCTCCAGGTATTGGCGGCCGATCCGGCGCTGAAGGTCACCACGATCTGGTTGCCGAGCGAGCCGGTATAGCGCGCCGTCAATACCAGTGGACCGCTCGATCCGGTGTAGAATACACCGAGCTGAGCGGCGGTATCGGTGCCGTCGGTGGCGCGCACGCAACAGAAATTAGCCGCGCCCTGCTGCACCGCGGTGGCGATCTGGGTGCCCATATCGTATTTGCGGGCAATCAGCGGGCCGAAATTGGCCGCATACTCGGCCATGCTGCCCACACTGGTGGGCTGGCCCACCGGGCCCCAGCTCGCGCTGCCCACCACGCCGACCAGATCGGTCGGCACGCCGTTCAGCACAAGGTTCTGCGGCGCCACGATCTGCACATACAGATCCGGCACGATCAGCGCGGTGGTGTTCAGCGCGCCTTGCTGCACGATGGGCATGTGTGTGGGTCTCTCGTTCTATGTCGCGGTGAAGGGCGGATCAGGACAAATGCAGAATGGGCGCGCCCGCCACGGCATCGTTGGCGAAAATGCCGATCAGCATGCTGGGCTGCACCTGCACCAGGGTGGTGGTGTATTCCACGCTGTAGGTCAGCTCGCGGCGGAACAGCGGTAGCGGAGAAAGATCGTCACTGGCCTGGCTCGCGGCGTAGATCATGCGTCCGGCGCTGCCATCGGCCAGCGTGAGCCACGGCGCCTGGGCGAACGCCGCGTCCAGCGCGCCGGCGCTGGCGTCGCGGCTGATCGGATCGGCGCACCACAGGGTTAGCCGGAAATCGCAGCGCTGGCGCCTGGTGGGCAGTAGCGCGGTCTGATCGGCCTGCACGCGGCCGATCAGCCGGCTGACGCCCGGCACTGTCACCGCCGCGCCGTTCACCGTGGCCGCGAGCTGCTGATTGATCAGCGCAGCAAGATTGGCGGCAACCGAAGCCGGCGTGTCGCCGGCCCGGGTGCGATAGGCAAATCCGCTATCGCCGGCCAGAATCCCGGCGAGCTGACCCAGCGCAGCGGCGCCGCCGAACGTCACGGTATCGTTCGCGGTCGTAACCGTGAGGCTGGGGACGGCCGGGGCGGGAATTTCCCACGCCGCCGGAAACTGCTCCACCGGCGCGTGCGAGCCCGCCACCGCGGCGACCGAAACATGCTGAATTCCCTGGGCCAGATCGGCTTCCAGAGCGGCGTTGGCCGGCCAGCCGCGATACAGCCGGAACACCGCGCCGGTACTACTGGCGTTGGCGGTGCCGAGCGGATAAAGCGCCGCGGCAGCCAGCGCGACCAGCGCGCTTTCAACATCCGACTGATCGGCCATCAGCTTGCCGCCTGGCGCAAATCCAGCCGCCAGCCCAGATCGTTCAGCTCGGCCTGGCCCACCACGAAATTGCGTCCCAGATCGTCGGTCATGGCGTCGCCGCGCGCGAACACCGTATTGGCAATCACCGGAAGCAACGCCACCGCATCGGCCACGCGCGGGTCGGCGGGGATCACCCCCGCGCTGTGACCGCTGCCGCCGTGCAGCAGATTGGCGGGAAAGCCGGCCACAACGCTGGTTGCCGCGCTGCCGCCGCCATACGCGTTCACGCCGGCCAGCGCGTAGGTGGCGGGGCGGCTGACCCCGATCACCCGATTGGTCAACACGCAAGTGGCGGGCAACAGGTTCTGTAGCGCGGCGACAAACCAGGTTCGCCCGCCGACCTGCTCCACCAGATAATCTCCCGGCAACAGATAGGCGGAATCGAACACGCCATACCACACCGCGTTGGCCGGCAGCCCGGCGGCGCCGAAGCCCGGGTCGCGCGGGTTGAACGCCGCCGACAATTGCAGGAAGCGGTTGCCGGGCGCCAGCGGATCGGCGCTGCCGGCGGGACGATAGGCGTTGCACACCACGCCGATGGCGCGCGCCGCGGTGCCCATGCCGCGGGCGATCAAATCCTGCAAGATGGTGCCGTCCATGGGCTACACCACGAGCGTGATGTTGCCGCCGGAGGCCAAGCCCGGCCCCGGCGGCACGCCCAGGAACGCGCACAGCCGGCGCCGCCAATCGTCGAACAACGCGCCGCGGTCTGCCACTTCGCGCGCGTTGCGGGTCCATACCGCCGCCTGCGCGGTATCCAGATTACCGCCGGCGTTCGGCACCGCCGCCTCCAGCGTATACAGAAAGGCAAGCTGATTCAGCACCACCTGCTGCTCGGCCGGGGAGAGGTTCTGCAGCCGGTATTCCAGTAAGCCATAGGCCTGGAAAAACCGCCACGACTGAAACCCCGAAGGGCCGCCGCCATAGGCCGGATAGCCGCAGAACCGGCGGATGTCGGTAAGCTGGGCATCGGTGAACATGCAAGCCCCATCTGGGTTGATTGCGTCAGTAAACCGTGCCGTCGCCGCGGCTGACGTACACGGTGCCGGTTCCCAACGCCAACACCACCGAAGCGGTGCTGGCGATGTTGCCGCAGTGCATCAGCATCCGCGCATTTGCGGGTATCGGCATGTCGGCCGCGCTCGCGGTCACCGTGCTGTCGGTACCGAAGCGGATGAACGCCACCGACGCACTGGTGTTGGTCACCAGCACCGCCTCGCCGTGCCCGGCGATGGAGGTGTAAGCGGCGGTGGTGCTGGCAGCGATGGTGGCCGTCAGGGCTGGCCGGAACGGCTGGGTTGAACCCGTGGACATGCTGTGATTTCCCCGCTCAGCCCGCGTGCTCGATCATCACCGCCCGCTTGAAGGCGGCGTTGGTGGCGGTGGGAATGGTGGTGGGGTTGGTGGTGGTGTCGGAAGGCGTGCAGAAGCCGCCGATCCAATACCAGCTCTGCGCGATGATCTGCTGCAACCGGTCGATCGGCTCGCGCGTCACCATCGCCACGCTATCGATCACCTGCACGATCGCGTCGCTGGGGGCCACGTCGCTGGCCGCCATGCCGGCGTAGTCGCCTTCGATCAGCGCGCCCTGCCCGGTCACGATCGGCCGGCGTACAAAGACGTTGGCAAGCGTGGGGTGCGCCTGCACGAAAGCCTCCGTGGTGGGGCAGAAACGCAGGCCGAGGAAATCGTTGGTCATGCCCTGGCGGAACACCTGGTTCGCGCTGGTCGCGCCCTGGAACAACTGCTTGAAATCAGGATCGGCGAACAATTGCCGCGCCGATACCGGGTCGAGGTAGCAATTATAAGCGCCCTCGATCATCGGCACCGCGTTGAGCCGCAGTTTGGAGACGGCGTCGAGCAGGTTGCTCATGGTCAAGGTGTCCGAGGCCGTCAACGCGGCGGTGGTGGTGCGGCTCGATGGCCGCACGATCACGCTGGCGGTGGCGGCCTGCACCGCGTTACCGGCGGTCGCGTCACTCACCAGCACGTTGCCGCTGAAGGTCAGCACGCCGGAAATGCCGTTCGGCGCGGTGGAGACGTTGGTCAGATCGGGCGTGGCGCCCACCAGCGTGTAGGCGGTCGCCCCAACCGTCACCGTCAGCGTGGTGGTCGATCCCACGGGGGTCTGCACGCCGTTGACGAAGGCGTATTGAAAGCCGCGGATATCGTCCACGCTCACCGTCGGTCCGGCCGAGCCGGCCGTTACCCGCACCCGCGTGTTGCCGCCGAAATAGGCGTTGAACAGCGCGTTGCGGGCAATCTCGTCCAGGCTGCGCGCGGCCTGTTCGCCATTGATCGCCGCGTTCAGCAGGAACTGGCTGGCGATACCCACGCGTGAGGTCACCATGTTCAGATCGGTGGTGGCGGCGTAGGAGTTGATGCTGATGGTGTATTGCTCGATGTTGAAGCTGGCCGGCGTCAACCCGTTATCCAGGTTGGTGTTGGTGGCGGGCGCCAGCGGCGTGGTGATGGAGGGTTTCAGCCCCGCGCGCGTCTTGGTCAGCGTCTCGCCGATGCCAACGGCGAATTCTTCGCGGTCGGCGCAGGCGCGATAGCCGAGTTTGGAGTGCAACGCTGCCTCGAACTCGCGTTCCAGAAAGCCGAGCTGGATGATCGGCTGTAACGCCGCCGGAAAATTTTGAATGCCCATGGGGGACTGCCCTTGATTGATGGAGGTGATGGGGGATCATAGGAGAAACGTTGCAGCCGGATCAGGCCGATTGCACCGCCGCGTGATCGGTGGCGAGCTGCGTGGTTAGCGCCGCCCATTGCTCTGCGGTGGGCTCGGCGCCGCTGGCCAGCATGGCCTTGATGCTGGCGAACAACGCCATCGCCTGCGGCGTATCCTGCACCACGGTCTCGATCATGCCGAGCAAGGCCAGGATGGTTGCAAGGCTCATGTTATTTTCCCCCATGCTGGACAAGGTATTGGCTGAATGCTTTCATCGCCGCCTGGGCGGCAGCCAGCTCGTCGGCGGTGGCGCTGTCGCCATTGGCGGCCAGCGGCTGAATGGCGGTATAGGCGCGCGCATCCAGCGTCTTGATCTGCGCGATCACGGCGGCGTCGGCGGCGGGCGATTGTTCATAGGCCGCCGCCAGCTTTTCCGCCGTGTCCAGAGTTGCCGTCAGCGCATAGGCGCCCTGGCTGAGGCCGGTGGCGCCGCCGGTGCAACCGGCAAGAGCGAGGCAAACCGCGGCGATGGGTGCGTGGCGTGTCATAGGTCCCTCTATGTTCGTAGCGTTATGCGCTGGGTTTGACTGGTGCAGCGTTGGCGTAGTTGCCGGCCACCAGGCGCAGCACCGCGTAGGCCGTGCGGTACCAACCTGGGCTGGCCGCGCCCGCCACCGGCAGCCACGGCATCAGGCCGTGCGCGATCAGCGCGATCAGCACCGCGCCGGCGCCGATGGCGCTTGCCGCGCGCACGCCGAACACGGCGGTCAGCGCCGCCATGGCATTGGCATCCATCTTGGTTTCTCCTCTGGGTTTAGCGGCGCTTGAGCAAATCGGCGCGCGCGCTACGCCATTCCTCATGGCTCATTTCGGTCGCCAGTTTCTGTTGCGGCGCCTGGGCCGCCGGCGCGCGCGCGCCGGAGCTGGTGGAAACGCCGCCGAACAACCAGGGCTTGGCGCGTTTAAGCTGCTGCATCAGCGCCGCGGCTCCTGGAACCTCGCCCTTGTCGTCGATGCTGAGCGTGTCGATCTCGGCGAGCTTAATGCCGTCCAGATCCACCATGCCCGCCCGCAACGCCTCGGCTTTCAGCTCGGCGCGGATCAACCGTTGTTCGGCCGCGCGCACCGTTTCGGCCAGATCGCGTTCGGCCGCCTGCGCCCGCGCGCGCCAATCCTCCGCATCGGAGTTCAGGTCGTCGTTGCTCATGCTGTCTCCCGGTCCTGCGCGATGCGCGTCAGTTCGGCGTTCACGTCGGCGATGTCGTAGGTGTCGGCGAGCGATTGCACCGCGGTTTGCCGGCTAATCTGCCCTGCGGCCGCCAGCGTCGCCAGCGATTGCGCATCCTTGGCGCGGTCGTCGGCGGTCGAGGGCGTCCAGCGCGGCCAGTTCAGGGTCAGCCGTGCGGCCTCATCCAAACGCCCCACCGGGTGGCCGGCGATCACCAGTTTGTACCGCGCGGAGGCGCGCAGCACCATCCGTAGCAGCGGCAGCAGGCCGCCCTCGCCGTAGGAAATCCGCAAATTGTCAGCCAGCCACACCAAGCCTTGCTGCATCAATTCCAGCGCCCGGCCCGATGCGGCGGCCGACAGGCGCGAGGCGTCGGCGCGATTGCCATGCACGCTCTCCAGCGCGAATTCCCGCAACGTGCGCACGTAATCGATCACCGCGGCCGAGGCGGTGCCGCCGATCTCCAGCAGCTTGGCGTCGCCTTTTTCCGAAACCACCAACGCGTTGCCCGCGCCCTTGACAATCTCGGTGTCGGACGCCGCCGGTTCCTTGATCAGCAAGGTGGGATCGGAGGAATATTTCAGCCCCCGTCCAGCCTGACTCAACTGATAATCGATCTCGATCGAGGTCGGAATGGCGGCGCGGAACGTGCACGCGCCATCGATCTCGTCGCCGCCGGGCAGATTGCGGATCCACACCAGCGGCACGAAGCCCAGGCGATGCTGCGTGGTGCGCAGGCTATCCACCACCGGATCGGCCGGCGGCGCGTCCGCGCGCACCGGATCGAACCAGGTTTCCGCGCCGTCGTCCCAGCAACGCTGGAACCAGTACAGCGCCGCCGGATCGGCGATGTCATAGCCCTGCTCAAGCAGGTCCGCACCGGCTACCTTGTAGCGCTCCACCACGCGCAGCAGCGTGTCGGGCGCCTGCGGGTCCCAGTGCGGCGTCAAATAGGTGGTGTCGTGGACGGAGAAGAACACCCGCCCGCGCAGCACCCGCATCAGCACGGCGACCGAGCCCACCGCGCCGCGCAGCGCCGCGTCGATCATTACCGCGTTCAGCCGCGTCTCGCGCATCAGATCGGCGATCGCTTCGGCCACCGCCTGGTCCGGGCAGGTCACGGTGGGGAAATGGCCCTCGCTGAACAGCAGCGCCACCGCGTCTTCCACCACCACGCGGCACAGCCCATAGCGCACCGAGGGCTTGCGCGCCCGCAACGGCACGTAATCGCCACTGGCCGAGCGCTCATCGTGAAATTCATAGGGCAGCACATCGTACAACGTGCCGTCCAGCATGCGGCGCAGAATATCCAGCCGCCGCACGCGCGCGGAGTAATCCGCGTCGCGCGGGATCATGGTGCAGATGGTGTCGAACATGAAAATCCCAAACTCCGCCGCCGGCGGCAGCGCCGGCGGGCTATCGGGCCATCAATTCCAGCGTCAGCCGGCGTGCCGGGGCGCCGGTGTCGCACAGCGCGGACAGCGCGCGACT